CAGTTGGCGGGGTACTGAATGCCAGCGTGCTTAAAGGGCACGTCCAGAGCCAGGGGTTTGCCGTCGAGAAGAAACACAGTGGTTCAGGCGTCTAGTAGTTGACACCGCTGGAAGGCTTCTGTCACTCTAGCCTCCCACGCAATCAAGGCACCATGACCGACGAAGAGATCCAAGAAATTATGTACATGCACGCAAACTGCTTCACCAATTACATCTGCTTCAGCGATCAGGGCGTGCTCGACTTTGCCCGTGCCGTGCTGGACCAGGCTGGATACAAAACACCGGAGCCACAGCCAGAGCCTATTGGTGCCAGTTATGCCGACGCTATGTGGCGATTTTCGGAAAGCGTGGACAAACTGCAGGGCGTGTAGTCTTGTTCTCTAGTGGGGTTAGCGGGCGCGGGCGTAGTTGAAGGGCGACTCCGCAAAACTCACATAAACGTATGTACCGCCTGATGCGTTTATCCCCGAGTTGTCACCACGGATTTTGAAACCGTTAGAAAGGAAATCAATTCCACGTGAACTCGTGGTGGCCTCTGCATTGCTCAAGTCGGCATAAAGCTGATCATCTGCAACGTTGTAATCACTCCTAGCGGCATCCATGATCTGCCAGCTATCCGAAGCGTCGGTACGCTTGATCATTAACCAGCGAACTCTGTGACCGGTATACACGAATACGCCATTTGACGATCCATTTCCGGTGTAGCTGCCGAAACTAGAGTACCCGACTACTGGGGCGAAACAGTAGGCGACGTAAGTAGCACCGGAAATGTTATTTTGATACCCAGTTCCGATCAAGCCAAACACTGTAGAGCTTGGCGCTGTAGATCCCCAATAGCCTGTAATTGTACTTGCAGCGGATGTGCTGTTGAGCTGAATAGTTTGATTTATGCCAAGGCTTTGATGGTAAACTTGCCATTCCGTTGAAGCATTTGATCGTGATTTAACAATTATCAATGACGGTGCAACTCCTAAACCGTGGCCCACGGTAACAGCAGTACCTGTTCCGGTATAGGTAACGATTGAAAATCCTGCCGTGGTGTTAGCACGAACGCTCACCGTACCAGTGATGGAGCCTGCTGTGTTCGTGACGGTGGAGCTTCCGGCGTCCCAGGTCCAGGCGACAATGGCATTGGTGTTGCCGTTCATGCCGCCATTTGAGCCAACAGTAAAACCGTCAGAGGTAAATGCAGTCAGCAGAGTCGAATCGTTGAACTCAGCAGCATCTAGGTTTGAGCGCAGAAGATTCTGAGCGCCGCGAACAGTGTCGTATAACTCGTGCGAGAAAGCACTAGACCTGTTTTTCCCCCACACCAAATCGGGCGAGAACCCCAACCCTGAAATAGTCTGCGTGCTGCCATTACCCGTGTACAGCTTCACGTCCATCACCGTGGAAGGCTTTGTGACTAATGGCGCGGGCAGGTTAGCCGTATTGAGCGCCTTGAAGCCGCTGGGGGCCGTGTAGGCAAAGGCGCGTTGGCCGAAGTTGGCGACAAAGACTGAACCAGTTGTCCCAGAACCGCCATTGTCCGAAATCGCCGGAAAATACGGCCCACTCGTTAGTCCGGTAAAAGCAGTACCCTGTGATGCTCCATTCTTGTAAAAGGCAAGAGTCCCATTGTCTGCATCAAACGCAATGCCTATGACATCGTTTGTCGTATAGGAAGCTCCATAAGAGCTTGCAGAAGCTCCTGTATATTTACTGCCCCCATTGAGATAAGACCAACCACTGGAATCTTGGCCGACACCTAATGAAAGGCTGCCGTCTGCTTTCATTATTCCGATCATGCCACCATCGGAAAAGCTGGTTGGCGTAACCTCCCAATACCATTTGCCAGAGGAAAGACCGAAAGTGGCGCGAGTAGTGCCATAAGCGTTTGGGCTGCTGCCACCTGAAGTGTTTAGATCCAGGTTTCCATTTGCCAAGGAACCATGCGTAGCTCTATCAAGAGGGTTAAGGGTGCAGTAATTCCCCCTAACCTCACCCCCCACGCCCGTATCCGTCTGCGCCCCATTAGTGGGAACGTCTACGAGGGAATCGTTTCCTGCACCAGCGGTGACGGATAGGTTGTTGGCGGTCCAATCGTTGGATCCTGCAACGTCATAACCGATGGTGGTGGTCGATGCGTTGTCGGCAAAATCAAGGTGGAACCCGTTGGTGCCGTAGCTGCCGGTATATGCCTTGGGGATGAGCTGGCCGGTGGTGGCGTCGGTTTCGGTGAAGCTGCTGGGGGTCAGCGCTTGGCCGTCGATGAAGTAGATGTCGGCTAGGTAGCCGGAGAAAAAGTTAGAAACTCCGGCGCCGAAAGATCCCAATCCATGAGCATTGGTGGCGTTTACATAACTGTCGAATGAAGAAGACGGGTAAGTTGCAGTCGAAAAAGTTTCAACTTGAACACCGTTGGCATAAAACTTTACCCTGTTTGCGCTTGTGCCTTGCGTGCTGTCAAAACTTAAAACAATGTGCTGCCACGCGGAAGGGTCACGAAAAACCTGTGTAGTCTTTAAGCGCCATAAATAACCTCCACTGTAATCGAACAGGTCGACTGCGTTATCACTGCTGAACTCGAATGAAAAGCCAACTGACGATGATGCTGCAGATGTAAATACGCATTGCGTGCTGCTCAACGCACTCCTCTTCACCCACCCCGCCCAGGTCCACGTCTTGCGATTGCCAGCAGATGCGGGGGTGCGGTTGAGATACGCCGAGTCGGGTGCGTTTAGGCGCAGGCTCCTAGAGATACCCCCTGCGGCAGCGGCGACAGTACGCAGCAGGAGCGGGTTAGCGGAACCGGGGACCAGCATTAGCTCAGGTTGGTGATCAGGGTGGCGGTAATACGGGTGCTGCTCTGCACGGCATACACCAGGCAGTCAACAGCAGCAGCAGTGGTGGTCAACGTCGGCGCGGTGCCGCCTGTGAAATCCCACTGACTGCCGTAAGCCAGCGTGCGGCTACCGGTGCCATCTTGTGTGATCCAAATCGCGCCGCTTTGCCCTGCCGTCAGGTTGCTTGGGTTGGCCAGGGTCCTGTTGCCGCCCAGCGTGACTGAAAAATTATTCGCCAGCGCAAAGTCTGCCGTGATTGTTGCGCCATCAGTCAGCGCTGAGATCGTGCCTCTCTGAGCAGCGGTAAACGTCTGCGCTGTGGCCAGTGCCGCAAAGCTCGCCCATGACAGCACGCCGCTGCCGTTGGTGCTCAGTGCCTGTGAGCTGCTGCCGTCCGTAGCGGGCAGGGTCCAGGTGACGTTGCTGCTGACCGTGGCAGGTGCCTGCAGCGCGACCCAGTTGCTGCTATCAGAGTCCGCAAACCGCAGGTCAGACTGAGCGTTGAGCGTGATGTCACCCGTAAAGGTCGCACCAGACAGAGCAGCCAGACCAAGGTTAGCGACGGTCACATCACCGATCGTGATCCATGCGCTGTTGGCGCCGTTGCGCAGCTTCAGCAGTGGGTTGGGGCTGGCACCTGTGTCAATCCAAAGCTGATACGCATAAGTGGTGGTCGGTGCTGCAGAGCCAGAGTTCTGACTGACGACCGCTGCAAGGATCGTGTTCAGCTCAGCGCGAAAGTTGGCGCCTGACTGATTTGCAATGTTGTAGTCAGTTGCCTGTGCCATTAGGTGATCTGCCTGCCGTGACCGACGGCCTGGTAGTCAAAGGTCTTGCTCACCATGCTACCGCCACTATTGCGGAAGGTCACTGTAAAGCCAGTCCTGCTGATACTGCCGACCGTGAAATAGTCACCCGTCGCCATGTCCTGTGCGGTGATGCCCACGCTTGGTGTGCCGTAGAACGCTGTCGGGAATGTGACCGCATACGCTACGGCGCCGCTGCTCAGGTTGCGTTGCTGCTCTGTGCGCCGCTCAAATTGCGTGATCACGCCCAGTTCCTCGATCACCACGTTCTGCGCCGCGTTGGTGGTAGTGGCCACAACCTTGAACTGGAACCCGCGCCCACGGTGGTTGTTGTTCACAAACGGCTGCCAGCTTGCCCAGGTCGGCGTGCCAGACGGGTTGTCGCCAGTGGTCCTGACGAAGAGTTGGCAGTTAGCCGCGCCAAGGTCATCGCCGTCGATGTCATCCCACAGGTCAATCAGGTCAAGGCGTTCGTCCCATGTGTTGCCCGGCTCGTAGGCGCGTGTTTTAAGGATCTGCTGCAGGCCAAGGTCGTAGGTGGCGCCAAGGTCCAGCGTTTCGTAAAACTGGTAGCTGCCTTCACTAGCTGAGCCGCCGATGTAATCGATCAGACCAAGGCCGTCCCAGTTGTTGTCGGTGGCCATGTCATCGACCAGCTCATCAGCCGCCAGCACCAGGCCCACCTCGGCCTCGTTGTAGTACAGATTCGTGCCGGTGCCATTGAACGGCGGGCTGTTGTCTTCCTCTCTGTATTGCTGCACCAGCAGCAGGTCCTGAGGAGCGGGCAGGTCAACAACGACAGTGGCCACGCCTGACGACTCATTGCCGAGCGAGTCAAAAGCGCGGATGAAGTAAGTGCCCTCAAGCAGTGGCACGATCTTGCGTGTGCTGCTGCCTGCAACGGCTGGCACGATGTCGTTCGCCTTGCCCCATGTCGCCGTGACATCCGTGATAGGCGTGTGCCTGATGCGGATCTTGCCGCCAATCTTCACGTCTAGGTCAACCGCCTGCGGCCAATACAGCTCAGCCGTGTGCTCATCGATCGGGGCGATGAACAGGTCAGGGATGGTGGCGGGTGGTGCGGTCTTGCCGATCGCGTCGAAGGTCTTGGCTGCCGGTGTCGAGCGCTTGCTGTTGATCGCGCCCAGTGCTGTCACCTCGATCTCGTAGCGGCCGACGTCGCTGTTGGCAATTTCGAAGTCAACCGAGCGGGTCGTGTTCGCTACCCAGTTGCCGTTGTTGTAGCGGTAGCGCACCTCATAGCTAAGTGCCCGAGCAGCAGCACGCCAGCCGATGATCAGCTTCGATAGCACCTGCCCGTTGCTTTCGTACAGCACCTCATTGACGCCTAGGTTGGTTGGCGTTTCGGGTGGTTCGTTCAGATCTGATACGTCGCGCTGGCTTAGGGGGACGTCCCGCTCGATGTAGTCATATTTCGTTGCATTATGAGCAACGGCTGTGACAGCAAAGGCGTCACCTTCTTCTTTAATCGTCAGCACCCGCCACGTTGACATCGCAACAGTTGAATCGCCAATGGTCCACGGCGCACCAGCAACAGGCGCTGCAGTCAAGACCGTGCCAGTGCTGACTGAGTTGCCCACAAGCGTTGAGCCTGCAACTACAGCCAAGGTGCCATCAGGCAGTAGCACGTTCAGGGTGAAGTTAGGTGGTGGGCCACTCGGGAACAGTGCAACGTCATCGCGGTCCAGCTTGACCACCGTCGTTGTTGAACCACTTGTGCAGCGGCCGGAGCGCACCACACCAGCACGCACAGGGTCGCCAATCTTGATCAGGTCACCAGGCCGCACCGTGATACCAGCGGCGATGTCCGTCTTGAAGCTGACGACCTCAGTCTCGTTCTGTTCGGTGTATAGCAGCCACTCGCCAACGCGGCGGGCTTGGTTCTGGCTGGTACAGGCGAACGCTGAGATCTCTGTTTTGACGACACCGAACTTGTTGATTCCTTCTTTGTCTTCGACCACCTCATAGGCAAGGTCGCGCAGGTTCATGTCGAAATACTGCACAACAGCGACGGTGTGCCGTGTCTTTAGGCTGCTGCCGCTATAGCTGAATCCTTCCTCGGTGACGTTGGTCTGGTTGAAGATGTAGCTGTAGTCCTGCGGCCGGTCCTGCGCAATCTCAAGGGTGCCATTAGCCCAGAACGGCATCGCGCGAAATACTGAACACAGATCGCTAATCAGCTTGAATGCTTCCTGCTGCGTCTGAATGACGACGTTGCACGAGAAGCGCGGCTCCTGACCTGTCTTCCCATCAGAGACCACCTCGGTACAGTATTGACTAGCGGCAAGGAAGCTCCACTTGTCAAGTTGTGCCGCGTCGATGTGATCACCAAACCCGTACCGCTTGCTGGTCAGCAGATCCCACAGGATCCACGCAGGGTCTGTTGTCCACTGTGCTGCGCCAAAGTTGCCCGACCATGTGCCCGCATAAATCAGACGGCCGTTGGTCTGGTTGACGGTGGCATTGCTAGGGATGCGCACCTTGAGGCCACGCAGGCGATACGAGCGCGACGGGATGCTGTTGAACTGTTCAGCGCTGAGCTTGACGGCGAACAGTGCGCTGTTGGGATAGGTGGTCTTGGCGTTGATCTTTTCGGTGTAGTCGTACCAATAAAAGTCGCTGTTCTCTGTCTGCTCGCCTGATGGTGCGGCATCTGCATTGACACGCACAACGCGGATGTCAACCGGTGGTGGTGCAGTCAGATCAATGCGATGAACTCGTTGGAACAAGTCAGCCGTCCGTCCTCGTATTTCTGGCTCAACAACAGTTGTAAATGGTCCACCGCTGTATGAAGTTTGAATCCTGTATTGAATGACAGCGCCCTCAACATCGCCGTTGTTCTTGAAGATCTGAAGTGCAGGCGTGCCGATCGTAACGCGCACAGCGTTGACATCAGGGTCAGTGATCGACCGCGTTACAGGTGATGCCTGTGTGACCTTGGTGTTGACAACACTGGTGCTCTGGTTGGCGTCGCCTACGTTCTGGGTATAGGTCTGATTCTGTGTGCCGGTGCGAAACTCAAAGACGCCGCCAGTTGTGTCGAAGTTGTAATCAGAAGCCTGAACGGCGGACGGGTTGGCAGTCGAGCGAAGGATCGGCGTGTTGTTGAGATAGACATCTTTCAACATCGCAATGTTGTATTCCGTCGTGCCAAGCGTGTAACCACGAGCAGATGGGAATCCTTCGATCTCGCCTTCACAGAGAAGGTCGATGATCCGCGCTACCTGCCGTGAATCAAGATTATCTTTTGTAACGTTTGCACTACCGCCACCGCCACCGCCACCACCGCCTTTGCCACCACCACCGCCGCCACCAGCACCAGCGATTAAACGCTTCGTCATGACGTAACCTCTTCAGTGTTGATACCAGCCGAGACCACGATGCTGCCGGTGAACACCTCGCCGTAAATAATCGGCACAGGCACGCCCTGACGCGAGACGTTTTGAATGCCAGAGAAGCTGTACGACTTACGCGGGTCGTTGTCGCCGTCGGTGCCCTGTTGGATTGTTGGCGTAGGGGTCAGCATTTGAGCGACGCCCCCCAAGATCAAACTGGCGCCGATGCCCACGCCGATCGACACAGCCTGTGGGCCAAGCGTGAACAGGCCGCCAGCCAGCGCAGCACCAGGCGCGAACAGCAGCGAGAATGCCACCAGCGCAACACCCGCCAAGATCTGCCCAACGCCCTCGGCACCAGCGATCACCGGGACAATCCTGATCGGCTCTTGGCTGGCGACAGGGAAATGCAGGTGCTCTGGGTGATCGACCAGATCAAGCTGATTGCGGCCCACGGTGACCTTGTAATCGCCCTCTGACAGCACACCGCGCAGGTCAGGGAAGTTGGCAAGTAGGAACCGGATCGCCTCGGCCGGTGTCTTCACAGCAGCCTTGAAACTGCGCTGCCCTAGATGCTTTGCCAGCTTGCCGTAGACCTTGATAACGCGGAACATCTCAGCACCTGCTCCTATGCCTGACGATCAAGCCCGTGCTCTTCTGATAGTAGCCACCCCAGATGTCACGGCTACTGAGCCGCCCGCGCAAATGGTGCAGGATGCGCTGCTCTCCCACATACACGGCCACATGGTTCAGGCCTGGCGACCCATCAAGCTGCATCAGGATCGCGTCGCCGTACTCAGGCTCATTGATGCCATGGTCTTCAAAGCCTGCCTCAGCGAAGCACCGCTCAAACATCGGGGCATTATGAAACTCAAGCAGTGACGCAGGCCGCTCCCAATCTGGCAGGTCAAGCGCCATCTCCTCCTTGTACCAGTCCCGTACCAGCGTCCAGCAGTCGCTCACGCCCCACACCCACTCCCGCCCGATCAACGGCGCCTGGTAACCCTCCGGCTCGATCTCGCACCACATCTCAGTGCCAGGGTTGCAGATGTACCAGACCAGCCCAGACTTTTCGCAGGCCATACGGTCGGCTTGACTTGGCTGCGCAGGTGTCTGCGGATGGCTGTGGAACACGGCGATCACCTCGCCAGCATCCTCTGCAGCAGCGTAATCGTCAGGATCAAGGATAAAGAAATCTTTGGCGGGTGCCAGGTTGTTACAGGGCCAATACTGCTCGCGGCCTTTGATGACGACGACCAACCCGCACGCCTCGCGTGGTGCATCCTTGAGCGCATGTTCCAGCGCGTTGTGTTTCCAGTGTGTCATCCGTAGAACGTACCAGCGCTTGGGAATGATCCAAAGGGTAAGTCGTTGAACTCACCAAAGCGTTTCCGGCATGAACTGATCCGCTTCCCGCATACATCACGCAACGGGTCAACGGTGCCGGTCTGCACCAGAGGTTCGACAGAGCTGGCGTAACTGGATGTCCAGAGCGGGGTGTTGGCGCCTGTGTACACAATGAGCTGACCGGTAGTCGTGATGCTGAGTCTGTTGTTGCTGTTGCCGCTGACGCCTGTGATCTCATACTGCGGACCTGCCTCCGTCATGGTGCCCAGCGTGGGGTGATTGTTTCTGAACGGGTTGTTGCTGCTCAGGGTCTTGGGCAGGTTGATCACCTCGCCTTGGTAGTAGCTGCCTGTTGAACTGCTGATTGATTGACTGCTGATGACGTTCCATGCGAACGACTCACCTGTGTAGTGATCGACAGGCAACGCAGCAGACGTGAAGGTGAACTGAACCGTAATCGTGCGGCCGCTGACCGTGAACGTTTCTGTTTGCGTGTTAGTCAATCCCGCGCTGGCAGGCGATGATCCGACGCACTCCCAACCAAAACCACCAGAGCGACCGTTCAATACGTTGGTCGGATACCAGCCAAGGAATGCCAAGCCCGTTGGTGATGCGGTGCCTACCGTGTTGCTAGCCCAGACCGCGCTGCTGCCGTTGGCGATGACTAGGTTGCCATCAGCCTGCATTGTGATCCGCCAAGTGCCATCACCACGGTTTGTCCCAGTCGCCCAGACAGGCACGTTCGCCTTGTTGTAAACCACAAAATTGCCATCGGCTTGCATGATCGCTCGATACCAACCGTTTGACGAAACGATCGCGTCGCCTTCATTCAGTGTCTCGTTGACGTTGAGCTGAGCACCAAATGCGGTTGAGTTGAAATTGGTTGCAGGTGTGGCCCCCAAGGCATTGTCATACTCATCAAAGTAGTTGCTGCCTGTGTAACCGCACTCAGCACTGCGATATTTCCACTGACAGATGTTCGCGATCACCTGCCGCTTCGGTGCACGCACACCAGCAAGGTCGAACACAGCCGCCAGCTCAAACTCAACAACGTCCCTGTTCTCGACTGACTTGCGGTCGATGTAGTAGATCTCACGTGGCATCTCCTCGTCAGCCGGTACGCCATAAGGGTTGACGCCATCAGTGAAATTGACAGGGTCGAGGAACCTGCTCAGCGTGCGGATCCTGATGACTTTCGCCCCTGTCAGGTCGTTGCCAATCGTGAACTCGTTGACGCTCAGCAGCAGCGCCGAGATATTGCCGAGCAGGTTCGAGACGCGCACCTTCGGGCGTGGTAGTTGGCCTGTGCCGTTGTACTCAAAGCCTTCCACCTCGATCGGCAGTGCTTGGTATGGCTTGCCTTTCCAGATGATGTTGCCTGTTGGTGTAGCTTGATTGGCACCAGGGTGGAAGTAAACGATCTCAGTCGTGCCGTGCAGCGAAGCGTCAAGGTGCAGCTCGAACAGCTGGATGATCGCGTAGGGGTTGGAGCTGAGCAGCTCCTGGAACATCTCGCTCATATGTCAATCACCCTCCTAAAACGTGCTGTGATTGTATTTCTGTTGCATCCAACATGGTCTGCTCGCCATTCGTCACAGACATAAGCGTTGGTCGCCCCAAACGGTGTTGTCCAGTTGAAAGGCTCCACAGCGCCGCGAGCGCTAAGGAATGACGTAATCTCCGTGCGCTCAGTATCTGTTCTGTTTTCAAACACAAGATCCCATTGCTTTAAGTCTGTATTTAACCCATACCGCAAGCGCTGCTCATAGCCATCGCCAAACTGCACGCGACGCACACGTGGTTGGCTGATCTGCGCTGCAGGGTAACTGGCGGTCCAAGTGAAAGTAGTGGCTGCCATGGTTATGCCGCAAGTAAGCCGCCAGGGCGTTTCTGACGAATCAATTCTGCCTGCACCGCGCTAGCAACGGCGCGGCCCAGCGCAGCGCCCTGCCCTTGATCGCCTTGAACGCTGCTGCCGGTGGCATCCACATTGACCACCACGTTGGTGGTGCCGCTGCCGCCAGCAACGCCGAGCCGGCCGTCGCTGCCACGCTTCAGCGGCATGATCGCCTCGGGGCCAGCCTCGCCCATCAGCCCGAAGCGGCCAGCGCCGCCGCTTGCAAACGGGAACACGGTTGGGCGAGTGACCATGCCGCCGTCAAACACGCCGCCATTGGCGAACAAACCACCGGGCCTGAGCTTGACGGTTGATAGTGCATTAGCGCCACTCAAGAATCCACCACCAGGCAGCAGGCTTTGGATCGCTTGCAAGATCGGCGCAATGATCAACATGCGCGTCACCATGCGGGTCAGATCCTCGACGACCGACAGTGCAAACTGCTTGAAGTTGAAGGAGCCCGTCGTCGTCAGACTGACGATTGCATCCTCGAGGCCTTTGAACACATTGCCCGACAGGTTGCTGATGTTCTCGCGTAGCGTGCCGATGCTTTCTAGATAGTTGGCGATCCCGTCACGGGCGCCTGATAACGCATCGGTTTGCTGGGATGCGGCATCGCCAAACTCTGACATCTTGATTGCAGCATCGAGAGCGCTTTGGCCGATCTCGTTTAGGCCGTCAATGTATTCGCGCTGTGCCAACGTGTTTTGACGATCAGAGAAAGCATTGATTGCCTCTCTGAATGGTTGAATGTCCAAGTCGCCACCAGCAGCGCGCACGTCTCTAGCGAGTTCAACGACCGCCATCGTCATCCGATCGACCTCTCTGCTAGCCTCGGCCGTCGCTTGCTGCCGGCGCAGCATCAGCTTCTCCATCGGGTCAGCGCCCACACCAGCGATCTGGTTGTCAAGATCCTCAACGTTTTGCCGATACTGATTCAGCAGATCGTTGGTCTTTTGCGTTAGGTCACGTCGCCTTTCAAACAGCCGTTGCTGCTCATTCGCCGCACGCTTGGCTTCTGCTGCAGCGCGCTTTGCGTCTGCCGCTGCGCGCCTGTCTGCGTCAGTAGTGTCCAGATCCATGGCGCGGCCACCCGTGCGGCGACCGGTGCCGGGCGATGGCGCATCGGTGAAAAGCTTTTGAATCTGCGCGAAGTCCTGCTTCGCCTGTTCAATCATGCTGCCGACCCTAGTGCGATAGATCTCGGCCGCACCGGCGAAGTCGCCCTGCACCGCTTTGCTGATGACCTGGAACGCTGCGACTGCATTCTTGATGAACACGTCGAACAGTTTCACCGTCGCAAAGATAAAAGCCGCAACTGATTGGATGCCAACCTTGATTACGCTAAATAGTGCATTCCAATCGTTCTTTGTGTCAAACAGATCCCCGAACACTTCAAGGATCGACTGCAGCGCCGGCAGCAGCGCGTCGGTCAACTCAAGCCCGAAGCCCTGCGTCTTGATGCCCAATTCGGTGATCGTGTCGTTGAACAGATCCGATCTCGCAGCGAAGTCTTCGCCCACCTTAAAGGTGAACTTTTCCATCGCAGCTGAGCCTTCATTGAGCAATGGGATCAGCTCGGCGCCAGACTTGCCGAAAATTGCTACGGCCGCGGCGGCTTTCTGCGCCCCATCAGGCATGTCAGCAAAGCGATCGGCAATCTGCTTCAGCGCTTTGTCAGATGACACAACCTGCCCATCGGCACCCTTGACCGAAACGCCTAGGGCTTGAAACTTGCGGGACAGATCCTCGTTACCCTCGGCTGCTTTGACCAGATTCACGTTGAGCTTCGTCAGACCCTTGCCCAGCGTGCCCATGTCAACGTCGGCCAGCTTGGCGGCGTTGCCGATAGCGATCAGCTCATTTGCGGCGACGCCTGTCTTCGCCTGCAGGTTAAACAACTCGTCGCCAGCATCAATCGCGGTCTTGACCACTGCCGTCAAGCCAGCGACAACAGCACTGCCAGCGATGGCTGCGCCGAACCCGGCGACAGCACTCTTCAGGTTGTTGAATCCCAGCGCAGCATTCTTGGCCTGTCCCTGCAGGCCTTGCATTGAGTTGCCCAGCCGGCGGATGCTGTTCTCGCCTTGAACATCCGCTTTGATGCGCAGCATGGCGTCGAGGTTCATCGCCATGTCACGCGCTCCGCTCGTTCAGGGCTGCCATGGCTGCGGCCTCCATCACCTGCAGGTCCTCAAGCATGGAGCGCTGATCCTCCACTTCATACAGTCTAAACACCCACGCCACGGCGCCATAATCCAACCCGATCACCCCGCCCATGCTCGTTCGCCATTGCGTCTGCAGGCGGCACCACATCAGCACCGAAGGCCAGTTTTCTTCAAACACCTCAAGGTCGCCTTCAGGTTGCTGCTCAGGCAGCGCCACGCCAAGCACAGCCGCATCATCCTGTGAATCATCCTTGATTCCGCCGCTGGCCCAGTGCTCAGCGGCCTCGATTAGTTTTTTCGCTTGGCTCCCTTGATGCTGTCCATGTACGCCTTGAGGATCGCCACCGATAACAAAGGCACCTCAAGCAGCTGCTCGAGTGCGCCTTGGCTAAATGGGATCTCCTTGCCGCTGTCATCGCTGACGCCAGACCAGCCGACCAACACCTCGGCCGCCAGCTCGGTGATGCGATCCAGTTCGCTCAGGTCTTCAAGCCGTTGCAGTTCCGCCACCATTGGCCCGACCTTGCTTTGAGGTAAGCGCTTGAACTCGCCGTCAAATGTCTGCCGCTCATGCCGGCCGCCATCAACGGGAACGTCAAAGGCGACCGGCCAGGTGTAGGTGTCGGACTGCTTGAGAACGAAGGCCATCAGGCGAATGTAAGGGTGATTTCGTCGTTGCCCGCGCTAGACGGGATCGCGACATAAGGCAGGTTCAGCATCTGAATGCCGTCCTGGTCAGAGTAGGTCGGGTTGCCAATGTCCACAATCGGGGCCAGCAGCGTGACAATGTTACCGGCTGTGATGCCGTGCTGAAAAGTGACCAGGCCGGTGGTGTCGTTGTTGGCGACTGTGAAGAAATCCTTAGCGGCAATGGTCGGGGCCTCGATCACAGCGGTGCCAGCAGGTGCGCGGTTGGTGATGGTCACCGACTTGTCACAGCCGACCAGCTCGCGGTAAAGAACCTCATTGGCGAGATCAAAGCTCAGCGACTGCACGCAAGCCGAGTCATAGCCAAGGATCGAAACCGCAACAGTGTTGCCAGCCTTAAAGATCGCAGGGGTGGCCTGGTTGCTATAGGTGACCGCAGGGGCAGCGGTATCAGTCGGGGCGTTGTAAATGCCCGTCATAGTGAAGTTAATCGTCGGAATCTGGCCGACTTCGCAGTTCAAGCTGAAGGTGCCGCGGCAGCCGGTGGCTTTGTGCAGCACGCCGCTGTTGTTGAAGTACAGGGTCGCGCTCTCAAAGCTGTCGCTCACCGGCTTGTAGCCGACGTTTGCCGAGATGCTATATGCGCTGCTGGCACCAGGCGTAAAGGTCGCCGTTGATTTTTGAACGGTCGCCACCTTGGTCGTGCCGTCGTAATCAGTGACCACGCCCTTGCCGCCGCTGCCGGTGCCGCTGGTGATCGAGATCACCATGCCGTTGTAGATGTCGCTGGTGCCACTTGCGCCAGCGGCGAGGGTAATGCTGCCAGCCGAGCCAGCCTGAGCACTGCCAGTGATGGCCGAGCCGGTGGTGGTCACGGACATGCCGCAAGCTCGCAGCAACGCGTCCACCTTCGATGCAGTGCCAGCTGTGCCAGAGCCAGCCAACTCAGCCTCAAACGTGATGCTGACGCGTGTGTTAGCCAGGATCTGGTCGGAGTTGCCGAGATATGGCCGGATTAGATCGCGGCTGACGGTCTCAGACTCGATCGGGGTGATCTCAAGGTTGCGGACCAGCACTGCATCAGTGCCGGCTGGGCTTGAATCGGTCCCGTAGGTTGATTCAATCTTCGCCAGAATCAGGCGTTTGCGGCTGAGCAGTGCCATCGGTTGGGGCCTCGGTCAGGGGATAGTCCATGGTGCACTCGGCAGACGTGCGCTCGATGAGCTTGCGCTTGCCGGTTTTCTTGTCCAAGACGTATGACCCGCCTTGGCCGTGATACTCATCCATCGTAGCTACCTAGGCTGTGGCCAGATTAGTCACACTGGTGCGATAGCGCACCAGGTAATCGCAAGCGATCACGCCGGCTGGCTGATCCGCCTCGACCATCTCAAAGTTGACGCCCTGCGGTTGCACGTCGATCGCATAGCCGCCCAGCGTTAGGTCGGCCATCAGCTTGGCGTGCAGGCTCTCAACGGTCGGGTCGGCCAACTGATCCGGCACATTGCCGCGCACAATCACAGCGATGCGCACCGTCAGTGACCAGTCCAGCGTCGGCAGGCTGGTGTTCTGCTCAGCCGTGTCATTGATCGGCTCGATCACCAGCGCTGGACTTTCACCCCTGCTGAGCGGTTCCACCCTGCTGCGATAGATGCGCGTGCTCACGCCCGTGGTGCCCGCCAGCGTGGACGTAATGGCTGCCAGGATCGTTTCGCGGCGGGTCGTCATGCTGATGCAACCTGGGTCACGGTGCAGATGATGCCAGGGATGCCCGGATGCGCGAACGGGCTGGTCTCGGCTGCCTCGGCATGGATGTAGGCGGCTGCGTTCCTGGTCGCCCAGATCAGCTCGATGTAATCCGCTGTTGCCAGCTTGAGCACAAAGTTAACCGTTCCGATCACGTTGCCGTCGATGCCGCCATGCCTGGAGATAATGCTAAATCTGCTGTCGCTGTCGGCCACATCACCGCTGGCGCCGCTGCCGTTCTTGCGCAGCCAAACGTTGATGTCGTGGATGCTCGAATCGGTATTGCTGAACTGGATCGAGAACGTGAAACTGTAGATGCCAGGATGGTCAACCGTGATGCGGCTGTTTGAGATGACCTTGATGCCGCGGTTGTCTAGGTCGTTCTTGCGCAGCAAAATCGGCGTTGGCGTGTTCGCTGTCGCCGTCTGCGAAGTTGTATCCCAGAACGATCCCCAATAACCAGGGTTGCCGAAGTAAGGCAAGCCAGACCATGGTGTCCGGCCATCTCCGATTTTCAGATTCTCGGTCTCGCTTTCAACGCCAGGCTCGCCGGCCAGCAGCACCGGGTTCTGGGATGCCCATGCACTGCGCGTGTTGATCTTAAAAAGACCGCTCATGTCTTTTGAAGTCCGAGTTGAACGATCTTCCCGTCATCCATCAGCATCACCTCCCGCACCGTATAGGCCACAGCATCGACCGTGATCGAGCTGCCGCGGGTCAGTGTGCCGAAGTCAGAAGCCTTGGCAGTCAATGTGTAGTCAGTGCTGAGCACCATGCCATTGGCCAGCACCTGGCTGGGCATGTCAAGGATGCCCAGAGCGGTAACGGCGCCAGCTGTGCAGCTGACGCCGAAGTCCGCCAGGAAGATTCCGAGATCCTCCGTAAAGGCCATCAGCTGTACTTTTTAGAGCCGAGGCCGACGATCGTCACAGCGCCAGCACCAGTGCCGCCTGCAACTGTCACCACTGCCTTGATAAATCGCTTCATGTTGTCAGAGTTGACAGCGATCTTCTGAACCGATGCGGTGTTAGCGGCAGTGACCGTAAACGCGCCACCGGTCACGTCGGTGTAGGTGCCGCCCGAGGTATCGGATTCGGTCAGTTTGCCGAGGTAGGTGATGCTGGCGCCGCCTGCTTCGGCGCAAAGGATCACGGCGATGTCGCCTTCATAATCCACCAGATCGATGGCGGTGCTGGCGGTGACAGTAGCTGTCACCACATCATTTGGCAGAAAGTTGAGGACCTCAGTTTTGGTCCCGAGATTGTGAATGGTCATGACTTAGCCCTCCGTCTGGGGGTTGTTGGTTTG